CCACTTCCCACGCCGCGGTCAAACGCGGCGGTGTGAAAGCGAAGCCCTGGGAGCAAGCTGCAGGGTGAGTTGGTCAGATAAACCCCTGGCGAAGCCCTGGTCAGAATATAAAGTCCGATATCTCAGAAACTGCGCCTGGATCGAGCAGCACTGTTTCGTTCCAAGCGGTAAGGATGTCGGTAAACCTATCCGCCTGCGGTGGTTTCAACGTCTATTTTTTCGGGCAATTTTCTCTGAGGTCGATCCCTGCAGGCGGGTCATATTCTCAGTAGGACGCAAAAACGCAAAAACGGCTACATCTGCGCTGACTGTGGTTCTGGCGATTGCGGGCCCGGAAGCCAGGGAGCGGGTCAACGCCGAATATTATTCGACCGCCCAGGCTCGAGACCAGGCAGCGATTGTATTCAACCTGGCTGCAAAAATTATCAGGATGAGTCCTGGATTGGCTGGTTTTATCAATATCAGGCAGTCGGTGAAGGAGCTCGTTAACGAAGAGCTCGGGATTACCTACAAAGCACTCTCTGCAGACGCGCCTACTGCTTACGGTTTGTCGCCGGCCCTGGCGATCCATGATGAGCTCGGCCAGGTTCGAGGTCCGAAATCGGAGCTCTATGAGGCGGTCGAGACTGCCACGGCTGCGCACGAGAAGCCGCTGAGCATTGTGATCTCTACCCAGGCGCCCAATGACGGCGATCTGCTCTCCATCCTGATCGATGACGCGCAGAAAGAGAAAGATTCCAGGACAAAACTGATTCTTTTCGCTGCACCAGAGAATATCGACCCGTTTTCCCAGGAAGCAGTAAAACTTGCGAATCCTGCCCTGGGTGACTTCCAAAATGCGGATGAAGTCCTGGGCATGGCAAATGACGCCAGGAGAATGCCCGCCAGGGAAGCTGAGTTCCGCAATCTGGTACTGAATCAGAGGGTCGAGGCCTACAACCCGTTTGTGGGTAAGCAGGTTTGGATCCAATCTGCGGACCACGGCACGTTCACGGGCCCCGCTTACGGCGGGCTGGATTTATCAGAGACTAATGACCTGACTTGCCTCGAGCTAGTTTTTCCCAGGAACGGCACTTACAGCGTTAAATCTTTTTTCTGGTTACCAGAGGAAGGCCTGGTCGAGCGTTCACGCAAAGATCGAGTGCCTTATGACCTGTGGGCGAAGGATGGATTCCTGCTGACCACTCCAGGGAAGAGCATCGAGTACGAATTTGTCAGCGGTGTTATTGCGCAGCTCTTTGAAGAGTATGACATCCGAAAAATCGCGTTCGACAGATACAATATGCGGCACCTACGCCCCTGGTTAACCAAATCAGGGCTCTCTCAGTCGCATATCGATGACCGTTTCGTGGAATTTGGCCAGGGATTCGTCTCGATGAGCCCGGCGCTGCGCGTGCTCGAGTCGCTGCTGCTGAACGCAAAACTCGCGCATGGCAATCACCCAGTATTAACAATGTGCGCCGGTAACGCGGTTGTGAAGACAAACGAGGCCGGCGACCGGAAGCTCGATAAGGCAAAAAGCCGCGGTCGTATCGATGGCATGGTCTCCCTGGCGATGGCTTGCAGCCTGGCCAGCGAAGAGGCAAACAAGTCGAAGGTCTTCCCAATTGACCTGGAGGCAATCGCTGTTGATTAAGAAAGTTGCCGGAATGTATGCGTTAAAGGACGGTTCGATGTCATTTGTGTGGCTCGAGCTCGACACTGAGACAGACACAGTCAGAGTTTACGACTCCTGCGTGTTTTCGACAGAAGTTCCCGCGGTTATTGCAGAAGGAGTCCGCGCTCGAGGGCGTTGGGTCCCGATAGGCTGGAATAACCAGGAAATGATGCAGTGTCTCCTGGATCGCGGCTGCAAGATGCTTCCCGAGGCTACCAGTGACAGCGATGAATACGCCGAGGTTATAAGCAGAGAGATTTGGGAACGGATGCGAAGCCAGCGTTTCGTTGTAGATCGCAAGCTGACTGCCTGGTTCGAGGAAGCTGGGACCCTCGAGCGTGATGGCAACAAAATCCCCAGGGACTCGCACCCTCTGATTGCGGCAACCAGGATGGCGATTGCTAACCTGGATTCTGCAAAAGCAAAACAAACCTACCGACCAAAACCAGGACCACAGGTGGCAATGATATGAGCATGATGAAGTTAGCGGCAAAGGTGAATGAATTAGAACTCAAGCTTGTTGAGCAAGAGATTCAGATTTTGAAAATCGAGAAAGCGATGACTGCGCTAAAGAGAGACAAACTCTGGGAGACAGTAACTTCAGATGGCAACCCCGCGAAAAGGCAAAGCAAAGGTAAAGGTAGTCAAGTCAACCGGCAAGCGAGTTAGCTATGGCCAGGCTGGTAGGGCTAAAGATGGCGGACCTCGAGTCCGGCCAAACACCAAAAAGGGCGATGCATATTGCGCCCGCAGCGCCGGGCAAATGAAAAAACATCCGAAAGCAGCTAAGAACCCCAACTCACCGCTGCGCCTGTCCAGGAAGCGATGGAAGTGCAAAGGAGCTAAGAGTGGCCGTTAAGAAAAAGGCTAAAAAGAAAGCCAAATCCCGGGTAAACGAGGCCGGTAACTACACCAAGCCGACCATGCGCAAGAATTTATTCAACAAGATCAAGGCCGGTTCACGCGGGGGTCGCCCAGGTCAGTGGTCGGCCCGAAAAGCTCAATTGCTTGCTGCAGAATATCGTAAGAAAGGCGGAGGGTATCGAGACTGATGGGCATGGGCGTAAAGCATTACCGCAAAGACGGAACAGAGCACAAAGGCGGTTTTCATAAGATGCCGGATGGAACTCTGCATTCTGGTAAGACGCACACAAAGAGCTCCAAAGCTCTTTTCCACTACGGTGACCTGAGTAAAAAAGCCCAGGAGAAAGCCCGTTCGAGTTGGAAAAAGTAATGGCGCTCAAGAAATCACAGCGGTCGTTAAAAAACTGGTCCAAGCAAAAGTGGCGCACTAAGTCGGGAAAGCCGAGCGCCAAGACCGGTGAGCGTTACCTACCAGAAAAGGCAATCAAGGCGATGTCTTCTGAGGAATATGCACAGACGACTCGCAAAAAACGCAAAGACACGGCTGCAGGCAAACAATTCAGTAAGCAACCAAAGAAAATCGCCAAAAAAACGCGGCGATACAGGAGTAAATGATGCCAGGGTATAAAAACGGTATGTATGGCAGCAAGCCAGCTAATCGCTCAGCACCAAAGAAAGCTGGCAAGAAAGCCAAGAAAAAACCTAAGAGATAATATCCGATGTCTTTGAGTGATCGAGAGATACTTAACATCGTCGATAGCGAATTCGAGGACGCCATGGGCGCGCCTTCGGGTGATATTGCTAAAGACCGTGCCCTGGCATACCGCTTTTACAACTCTGAGCCCCTCGGCAACGAAATCGTGGGTAAGAGCCAAGTTGTTACGAGCGATGTCGCGGAAGTAGTTGACGGAATCATGCCATCTCTTATGCGCATGTTTGCGACCGACGAAAATTTAGTAACTTTCGACGCTGTAGGGCCCGGTGACGAAAAATTAGCGCAGCAGGAGACCGATTACACGACCTATTTGTTTTTTCGCAAAAACAAAGACGCATTCATGACGCTGCACAACTGGTTCTTCGATGCGCTGCTGCAGAAAAATGGCTATGTAAAAGCGTATTACGATGATGCTGAGATTGTCACCGAGGAAACTTACAAGAATCTGACAGAGGATGAGGTTTTCGCTCTCCTGGCAGATGAAGAGCTCGAGCCGCTCGAGCGTGACGAGCACACAGATCCCACGGTTATCGACAACCAGGTCGTTGAGGTAACGCTCCACGATATCCGCTTCAAGAGGACCAGTAAGCGCGGGCGGATCCGCGTCGAGAATGTTCCCCCGGAAGAATTCAGAATATCCAGTGACGCGACCAAGCTGGATCCAGCCGATGCGCGCATGGTAGGGCATGAGCGCCTGGTGAGCCGGTCCGACCTTATCGCCATGGGGTTTGACCAGGAAGTGGTGATGAGTCTGCCTCACAAGAGCTATGAGCATGATTCTGAGGAAAAGATAGCCAGGCGTGGGCTCGATGAGGAGCGTGAAGGATACGCCGATAAGAGCCAGCAGGAGGTCGAGGTCCGTGAGGCGTACATCAAGCTCGACCTCGAGGGTAACGGCAAGTCAGAGCTCCGCCAGGTGTTTACATCAAACGGGCACCTTCTGAGCAACGAGCCCGCGGATCGCCAACCTTTCCACGCGCTGTGTTCCAAGCCTTTACCGCATAAGCACTTCGGCACCTGTCCCGCTGAGATGGTTATGGATATCCAGGAGGTCACCACGACACTTACCAGGCAAATCCTGGACAACCTCTATCAGACAAACAACCCTGGGCACGCGGTATACGAGCAGGCTATCGGAGAGACCACTCTGGACGATTTAATGACCACAGAGGTTGGTCGTATAGCTGTGTTTGATCGTCCAATAGGCGAGTCCTACCAGCCTATGACGGTGCCTTTTACGGCTGGCCAATCGTTCCCAATGCTGAACAAATACGAGCAGGTCAAGCAAGACAGGACCGGCGTCACCTCTGCCAGCGATATGCTCGACCCTGAATCGCTGAAGAAGGTCCAGCAGTCGGTCATGACTCAGACAATGGACATCGCTAACGGCAAGATCGAGATGATTGCCCGTATTTTTGCCGAAAGCGGTATTAAATCCCTGTTCCTGCACATGCACGAGCTCATTCGGAAGCACCAAGACAAGGTCGAAGTGGCACGGCTGCGCGGCGAGTGGGTCGAAGTTGACCCCTCAAGTTGGCGTGAGCGCATGGATGTGAGTGTGAATATCGGTATCGGAATGGGCAGCAGGCAGAGCAACCTGATGCATCTGACTGCTATCCAGGGTCTCCAGGCGCAACTTGCAGCCACTGACGGGCTCAACATGACAGTGACGCCTAAAAACATTTACAACACCGCTGCAGAAATTGTGCGGAACGCAAATCTGAAAGATCCAAACAAATATTTTACTGATCCTGGCGATGCGCTTGCGCCGCCGCCAAATCAAGAAATGATCGCGGTCCAGCAGCAGCAGAATCAGATTGCCCAGGCTCAGCTTGCCCTGGCGACAGAGAAGCAGAACATTGATCGCACCAGGGTAGAGGTCCGGGCGCAGCAAGATCAAATGCGTATGATGCTCGAGCACCAGCGAGAACTTGCGAAGATGCAAGCCTCGAAGGAATACAACGATGACCAGGTCAAGTTAAAAGTCGAGCAACTGCAGCAGCAGTTAGTTGAGATGGAGCTCAAATATAACGCAGAAATTGCCCCATCTGATTTCACTTATAACCCATTAACCGGGGAGCTCACTGATCGTGGCGAACCGGAGGTTTAGCCGCGCACGGTCTATAAAAAAAGAAGACCTGAAGACACAACTGGACCGCAGGTACCGTCAGGTGCGTGAGTTTTTCAATGCGGTCACGGAGAACATGACTCCCCTGGAGAAAGCATCGATAGCCGCCACGCCGGTTCCTCTCCTGGGCGATGTCCTGGGGCTCTCCGCGGACATGGAGATGTATTTCACCGACCCGGAGTCGCGCACGTTTTTCAACGTGATGATGTCTGGAGCATCGCTGATTCCTTTTGTACCGCCGGTCAGTGCTGCAAAGACTGCCCTGGACCCTAAGACCATCGAGAACGTGCGGGAGAATGTGCGGCTCTTCGGTGATCAAAGAGCTAGAGTCGAGAACATAGACGCCGGTGATATTGATCCGACAGCGATTGATCAGAGGTTCCCGGGGGGAAATCGCAAACTAGTAGGCGCGCGTCCTGACAGCCCCCCTGACGATGCGCGCAGAGTATCCGGTCTTAATTTACGGTACGAACCCCGAGATATGCCTGAGCCGGAGCGACTCAGCATTGTGGACTTAGAAGGGCGGCCCTTTATCGTTGGCATGTCTGATCGAACCGCAGCCGGCGGACTCTTGACCGGAGTCAACGACACAATGTTCGACGTTCCGGTAAATTTGCGCGGCGGACAGGACTATATGTTTGATCCGATTAACCAGGGTCAAGTCTGGGCATCCGGGCGCACACCTGTAAATCGCATAACTCAGTTGGCGGCTAAGATCAAAAAAGACCTGGGCCAAGATCCATTGTATTTGCCTTTTAGGATGACGCCGTCAGGCGGCGACTACGCCACAATGACAACTGAAACAATGCTGGAATATGCGCGTAAAAACATGGCGCCATCAGATATTCGAGCCGCGAATAAATTAATAAGGAATGTGGGCCGACCCGTCACGAAGAAAAGGGCTGATGGGACTTCATACACGGTGCAAATAAAAGCACCAGAATTTTTCGGTCTCGAAAATATGGATTCCTTAGCACAAACAAGCCAGCTTTCTGGTGACCAGCGAAAGATGATCCAAGAAGTCCTGGACAAAAATTTCCGCAATAAGGGAAGTTTGGGGCTAACAGAAGCCAGATTGGCCGTTAGTGATCCCAGACAATTCTCTGCTATGGACGCCGGGCTACAGAATGTTGGTCTGATCGACTCTGCTCGAGGCATGGTCGATGTGGCCGGTCATCCGACATACAGCTCAGGTATCGCGGGAAAAGGGCTCGGTTTGCTGTCCGAAGATATTGGGGTTTTCGAGTTATTTCCAGATATTGCGAAAGCCAGAGGCATACTGGATCCCCGGTTGCCTGCGTCAAGAGATCAAAAATCTCTACAGATGTCACCGTACAGCGGGATCATAACCGAGGATATCTTGCGTGCTATGCAGGATAGAGGAACTCTTCCTTAAATAAACCAGGATCCACATCGGTTTCTTTGACCAGATAGTCGATAACGAAACCTTTATCGACAACTCTCAAGCCTTTTGCCATTGCGGCAACTTGCAGCCCAATCAGCGCCGTGTGCATATCGTCAGGTATGGATATATCTGCGTTTATGTAAGGTAAAAACATACAAATATTATAGCACTTCCTGACACACCAAAGGAACGCAAATGGTTGATAAAACACAAGCCCAGATTGACCTTGGACATAAGGCAAAGCACCTGCTTGATAACGAGCTATTAAACTCATGGTGGGACCAGGCTGAGAAGGACCTTTTTCAGCAGTTCAAAGAGTGCCCCATAGGTGACAGTGACAGGTTATTGGAAATCAAAGCACTAATAGACGCGCAGCGCGCCATGAAAAACGATTTCAACCGCTATGTGGCATTGGGCGACAGAGCGAAACAAAAGGTAGCTAACAGATGAGCGAAGAGACCTCACAACCAGAGGAAAGTCGGAATTTGAGCCTTCTTGCGAAAGAAGCTTTTGGCAGTAACTACTATGGCGAGGTGAAGGAAACGCCGCCAGCGGATCCTGCGCCAGAAAGTGCGCCCGCTGCGGAGCCAGTTCCCGCTGCAGAACCAGTGGAGGAAGCGCCAGAACAGAACATCGAGTCCCCGGAGCCTGTCCAGGAAGCGACAGAGCTCGAGGTCGAAGAACAAAGCGTAGAGGTGAGCCAGGAAGAGGTTCCCGTATCTACGCTGCAAGAACTCATCGAGCAGAGTGAGTATGACCCTGAATGGTTTAACTCGCTCGAGGTCGATGTAAAGGTGGATGGGCAAACGTCCAAAGCCAAACTCAGTGAGGTTGTGCGTAACTACCAAATTACCACGGCCGCTGAGAAGCGTCTCGAGGACGCGAAAGAAAAGGCCAAAACGCAATATCAAGCATTGGCTGAAAAGCAGCAGGAACTAGATAAAACAATTTTGATCGCTGCTGGAGTGTTAGAAAGACAGAAAGCGCGTATCGCCGAGCAAGAAAAAGCCGTCGATTGGAATGCCCTTCGAGAAAACGATCCGGCCGAGTGGTCTGCGAAACAACAAGAATTCGCAAACGCCAAAGCTGCGGTCGATCAAGAGGCAGCGCAAGTCTATCAAGCGATTCAGCAAAAAACTCAAAAGGAAATGCAGGAGACTGAGCAAACCAGAGCTCAAGCACTGCAAGCGGAAGCTAGTGCCTTGCTCGAGAAGGTGCCCGAGTGGGCAGACCAGGAAGTAGCGGAGCGTGAAAAGGCGGAGGTAAGTGATTACCTGGTGTCTTTGTCTTTCTCGCCCGAAGAGGTCGCCAGGGCATCTGATCATCGCTTGGTGATCATGGCGCGCAAAGCAATGCTTTTTGATAGACAAAAAAGCAAAGCGGAGCCCGCTAAAAAGAAACTTTTGACGGTACCGAAGACCCTGAAACCTGGGGTATCGAAACCCGTTGATATTAACCAGGCTAAGGTAGCAGAGGCGAAAGCCACGATTGCTAAAAACCCGAATAGTCGGACAGCAGAGGATGCTGCAGTAGCCTTATTGAAATTGCGTAGAGGTAAATAACGATGGCACAACCTAGTAATACACATGCAACAAATGACATGAACGAGATGCGGGAGGACCTTTCGGACATAATATATGACGTAAGTCCGGTTGACACACCCTTCCTCAGTTCTGCTCGCAGTATGGAAGCAACCAGCACCAAGCATGAGTTCTTGACCGACTCACTCGCCGCTGCAGCAGCTAATGCTGTGATCGAGGGTGATGACGCAACGACTGATGCAGCTTCGTCAACCACACGACTCTTCAACTACACGCAGATTAGCGACAAGGTTGCTCGAGTCACTGGTACAGCACGCGCTGTGGACGCCGCCGGATACGGTGACGCCATGGATTACCAGATGATGAAGAAGGCGAAGGAGCTCAAGAGAGATATAGAGAAATCTCTCCTGGACAACAAAGCTTACAATGCAGGCGACGATAGTACTGCTCGCCAGGCTGCAGGCGTTCCAACATACATCATCACCAACATCGATGAGGCATCTGATGCGACTACCGCTAACGGTACTGGCAGCAATGCGCACACCGATGGTACTGCTCGAGCATTCACTGAGGACCAGTTAAAGACAGTCCTGCGTAAGTGCTTCGATGAAGGCGGTACACCTGATGTGCTGATGCTTGGTGCGTTCAATCGCCAGGTAGCTTCATCTTTTAGTCAAGGCCGCACCAACATGCAGATGGCTGAAGATGACACGCTGCACGCAAGCTTTTCGGTCTATTCCTCAGACTACGGGGATTTGCGAATTATTCCTAACAGGTTCATGGAGGCTCGCACAGTGCTTGCTCTCGATATGGACAACTGGGGTGTCGCATTCCTTCCTGGTCGGAACATGATTACCACTGAATTGGCAAAGACCGGTGACACAGATCGCCGTCAGATCCTTGCCGAGTACACAGTGCATGCCGGTCAAGAGAAGTCTAGTGGCGCGATCTACGATTTGACCACTTCATAAACTCACTTTGGGAATTCATAGGGGCCTTCGGGCCCCTTCTTTTTAGGAGAAATAAATATGGCATACCCATATGTTCCCCCGGTTCAGAATAGATTTCTGACCGCAACAATTACCGATGTGAGCACTGCTGGGCAGGTATATGTCGTTCCTGGTTTTAATGGCCGTATCAGAAAGATTAGTACGGTTTTATCGGGTGCGATTACGTCTGCAAATGCTGGTCTTACTGCGAAGATCGGTGGCACCGCTGTTACTGGCGGAGCTATTACAATCACGCAAAGCGGCTCGGCTGCGGGCGATGTAGATTCTGTTCTGCCCACTGGTGCTAATTCATTCACTGACAGTGATGCGATTGAGATCGAGACCGATGGTGCGTCAAGCACTGCTCGAGCAGTAACCATCACCTTGGAACTGGAGCCTGCCTAATGATTAGCCGACAGATATCCAGCTTTGTCACCAAAGACGCAGATGACAATGCCACATCGACAGCGACTAGAGCCGCGCCCGATGGTGGTCTTAGCACCTACGTTACCAGTGTCTCCGGCGGATACTCTGCGGCGGCTGCTGGTAAGACTTTGATCCTCAAAGAAGGAAGCACAGAGATAGCGCGTTGGTATGTACACAACTCGTTCTCTCTGTCTTTCCCCAGCCCGATCAAGCTGCAACCTGGGAAAGTCGCCAACCTGGAGCTCGAAGCTTCCGGTACAGGCGGAGTGACGGGTGCGGTTACTTTGACGGGGTATACAGTGTGAAGTTAATCGACGCCGAGAAAGCGAACGGAATTGTAACTAAGACCTGGGCGCATCTTGATGACAGGAATAAACCTGTTGTCACTACGCAAACTATCCAGGACGCAGAACCGGTGATGAGGCGCGCAAAGCTAAAGGCGCAAAACCCGGGCAAGGACTTTCGTTTCTCGGCAGAGATTCCCGCGAATGTTATTAACGATGTTGCGTACAAAAGCGCGGCACTTTGGGGTGTCAAACCGAAGGTAGCCTTTGAAGAGATCATCGCTGCGCGAACAGATCGAGCCAAGGATATCTGGAAGACGCTGTGCAAGGGCAGGGAATACCGCAAATTCCAAGCAGGTAATTACTGATGGCATTAGACACTTATGACTCGCTCAAGACAGCTATTGCCGATCATTTAGATCGTGACGATCTCACGTCACATATACCTGATTTCATTCGCCTGGCTGAATCCAGGCATCGGCGTGACTTACGCATCCGCGAAATGATCACCAGGGAAACGCTAACGGTAAATGCGAGACAGATCTCTCTGCCTACCGGGTATCTGCAGGCGATTAACTTGCGATTGATGACTAACCCGGTGACGGTGTTGCGTCCGGTTTCTTACGACCGAATGGCTGCGCTTTATGAGCAGACCTCGGGGAAGCCGAAGCACTTTACAATCAGCAATGATATCGAGTTCGATCACGTTCCCGACTCGACCTATACCGCAGAGATTCTTTTCTACAAGCAAGAGACTGCTCTTAGCGATTCTAATTCGTCCAATAACATCCTTGCGCAAGTGCCAGATGCATATCTCTATGGTGCCTTAGCAGCAAGTGCTCCTTTCCTGATGGATGATAACCGCGTTGTTCTATTCAACGCTTTTTATCAGGACGCATTGCAGCAAGCTAATCGAATATCGAAGACGAGGGTCCCAGGATCCCTTGTTAGCAAACCGGTCGGTTCAACCCCATGATAATACCCTTTGTCGATTGGCGACCTGATGTTGTGGATTTTGGCGCAACGGGCAGCGCGGTGATTGTTAACGCCGTGCCCGCAGAGCGCAGCTTTCAGCCGTTCCCCTCATTTGCGCAATTCACCACTGCGGTGGATACACGACCTCGAGGTGGCATCGAGGCATTCGACAAAGACGATACAAGCCACTTGTTTGTCGGGACCACAGCTAAGTTATTCGAGCTAGATAGTTCCGACTTTAGCTTCACTGATCGCACGAACACTGGCGGAGCCTATGCTTCAGGCACCGGCGAGGTCTGGAACTTTGTGCGGTTCAAGAACAAAATTTTAGCCACGAATTTCTCAAACAACATTCAGCAAAAAGACATGGCGACATCGGTTGCCAATTTCAGCGATCTTACAAGTGCCTTTCGCGCCAGAAACATCACCGTAATTGGTGACTTTGTGGTGTGCTCGAATACCTTTGACAGTTCAGATGGCAATGTGCCCAACCGGGTGCGTTGGTCAGGAATAAGCGATGAAACTGCCTGGACGGTCAGCACATCAACATTGAGCGACTTTCGTGATCTTACAACCGGCGGTCCGATTCGAGCCATAACGGGCGGCGAGGTCGGGATTATCGTCAGTGAGAGATCGATATTCAGAATGACCTTTGTCGGTGCTCCGGTTGTTTTCCAGATCGACGAAATTCTGCCAGACATCGGTACAGTTAGTGGCGGATCAGTCACCGCCCTGGGTGACAATGTTTATCTGATCAGTGACCAGGGATTCCTGGAGATTACAGCGAACGGCACAGGCGTTAACGCAATTGGTGCTGGTCGAGTCGATCAGTGGTTTCGAGAGAATTTCGATGACAACTTCCCGGACAGGATTTCTTCACTGCCCGATCCAACCAATAACCGAATTATTTGGGCGTTTCCAGGGCCCGGCAATGAGGGTGGCCGACCAAACAATATTGTGATTTACGACAAGACCTTCGATAAGTGGGCACTTGTCGAGGAAGATGTCGAGCTCATCATGCGCGCGAAGGGTTTCAGCCTCACTTTAGAGAACCTTCCAACCTTGGGATTCACAAACCTGGACGAGATCCCGATGTCGTTCGACAGCGGCATATTTACGGCAAATGGCCAAATAGCGGCGTTCAACAGTGACTTAAAACTGGGTTTCTTCGCTGGCGACTCGAAGGAAGCAACTCTAGAGACCGGTGAGATACAACTCAATCCTGGAGCAAAAACTGGTCTCAATGCATTCAGGCCTTTGGTTGTTGGCGGCAGTGTCACGGCTAAAGTTGGGCACAGATCAAAGCTGCAAGACACAGTGACTTTTACTGACAGTCTGACGCCTACCAGTAGTGGTCGAATCACTAAGCGGGTAAATGACACATATCATCGATTCCGGCTAACTCTCACTGGATTGTGGGAAGACGCAATCGGGGTCGAGGTTGATCGGGCTGATGCTCAGAGTAGAGGACGCCGTGCCTGATCTTAAACAACGCGGTGACGCGCCTCTGCAGATGAATAATGACGCAGACCATCGGCGCCGGATCGCGATGCGAGCAAATGTCGGACTACCAACCGACGGAACGAAAGCAATGACCAAACCATTGATATTGTCGGCATATACCGTATCCGGGTTGCCACAAGCAAATGAGTGGACCTATGGCCTGATATATGTCACTGACGAGACAGGCGGTGCGCAACCGGCGTTTAGTGACGGTACAAACTGGCGAAGATTTAGCGACCGGGCGGTCGTTTCCTAGAGGCAATTATGGCAACAAAAGCTGAATTACAGACCTTACAAAATTTGGTGCAGAGCGTGTTGCAAGACGGAGTGACTGACGCAGAGGCGCAGAGTGTCTTGTCGATGGCCAACCAAATAGGCGCAACCCCACATCGCCTTGCTCTCATGGCCGGACTTCCTGAGTCAGAGGTGCGCGCGGCAATTAATGAGTTCTCACCTGGGAACGCGCTCCTGGATTATGAAATGGGTTTCACAAACCCGTACACCACAAACAACGCGGCAACTGTAAATAACGCCGCTGCTAATAACAC